GCAACAAACACACCAAACACAAACCTAGGCATTAAAATGGACGTACACTTCAGAAAACCAGAAGACGATTCTACAATGGACGGACTAGTAACCAGAGCAGTTTCAAATCACTTTGCCAATCAAAGGATAACTTAATATCATGGAATTTATAACAGTAGAATTTTTATCCCTGATGGGTAGTAGTCTTATTGGATTTTTGTTCCGTTCAAATGCAGAACGAAGAAAAGAACAAGCAGAAGTTTTTAACAGAATCTTAGATGCCAATAAGGCCAGTAATGAAAATCATAACAGTGCAACTGAACGTGTATCAATTAATGCTGGTAAGTGGGTCCGGCGAGGCATTGTAATTGTAATACTCTTCGGAACCATACTTGCACCATTCATTCTACCATTCTTCGAGATTCCCACTGTAATTGAAATCGAAGAACACTCATACCAGTGGTGGGATATATTTGGTCTTGCCGGTAAGATGACAACAATAACACTAGAACCTGTAGATGGGTATCTTCTGTTGAAAGAGAACAGACAAATCCTCATCAGTATCGTTGGATTCTACTTTGGTAACGCCGTTGCGGCAAACAAAGCATGAAATACTTAATTCAACTAGCAGCATTGTTAATCCTTACAGGATGTAAAACTGATAGAGTTATTAATAATGCCCGACCATCTCAGAACAAGGAAGATGTAAATAATATTGCAAATGCCTTAGAGATTACAACAAGAACATGGGTTCCTTGGTATATCATGCTAGTTATTTTACTGACAGCTATTTTGATTGTGGTTTGGAAAGATACTAGCAAAAAATAATCAGGTGTTCTGAGAAACCTCTTTTAATTTTTGAAACAAAGCCTTGCAAACATAATAAGAGTCTACGATATCCGATACCGGGTTCGTGACTTCTTTTTTATCTGGGGTTATGAGTGTTTTCAGATTGTAGCCTGTCTCTTGCATAAAGGCGATGTGCATAGCCTTCTTGTCTGCATTACCCTTACCGGTGGCTTTCTTCTTTACTTCAGAGGGGCTGATGATCTCAACTGGGATATTTGCTTGGAATAGTTTATATTTGAGTACACCAGTATTCTCTGCGATATGAAATACCCTACCCTTTGCACCGTATGCATAACCCTCAATCGCTACCTGATCCGATCCATGGCAGACATCACTCGCCCATGATGAAATGCTATCGTATCTTTGGCAGTCATGGTTGTATTCATCAAACTTACTCCCGTGGATGTTTGATAGAAACGTCTGTGCATATTTCTTGGTATCAGTGAGAAAGTAGAACTTGCAGGTGCAGAATCTGAATGGTTCATTCAACTCCCCCTTGTATACACATATTGCTGGACCCCGTAAGGAGTAATCTATTCCTGTAATTATCATACTGTATATATGTGAAAACCCCCCACTTTCGTAGGGGGTTCTCTAATCATTAAATGGAGGTGATCCAGCGAGACCCGTTATTTAATGAATATAATATCTATTCAGAATGAGATCTGAAGCTGGGTACGGACTACGTACTCACCAGAGTCACCTGAACGCCATCCGGTCTCACCGAGATCCCAAGTGGTATCAATCGCATTAAGAGCATAACCAAAGTCGGTTGTCCACTTAATGTTGTCGTTGACGAAGTAATTCGCACCAACGGTGATTGTACTTAGGTTTTCAGTAATACCTTCCTGCTCACCAAATTCATATGCAACGAAACCCTGAAGGTCATCCATGCACATATATCCTGCTTGAACAGTTGAACCCCAGTTGTCACCAGCGTCACCGCTAGTAGCAACATAGGCTGCTGTCAAGTCAAGAGCACCAACAGATACCTTAGTATCGAGGGTGTAGGTAAGATAATCAGAGTTCACTAGATCGTTGTATGAGATAGCTGCACCGACATTACATCGATCATCACCAAACTCCCACACATCGTAACCGAAACGAGCGGTTGCTGCCTGACCATTCTGGATACCAACACCATTTGCGGTGTTGAATCCATCGGTGTATGCTGCGGCAATATCTAGCTTACCAAGATCTTTACTCCATTGAATACCCTGTGAACGACCCTGACCAAACGTGTTGGCAATGATCGAACGATCTGTCATAAGGGTATCCTGTTGAGAGACAAGAACTTCACGCATGAAGGGTGACTTGAACTGTCCTACACGGACTGTGCCACCTAGTAGACTTCCTTGTGCGTATGCATCTTTAAGAATAAAAGATCCACTCTGCGTCTTCATGATTGTTTTGCTGTCGTCACTCCATTGACCACTTACCTTATACTCCCAGTCATACAGATTACCGGAAAGAATAAGTCTTGCGCGAGTAACGCTGAAACCATGATTGGTTTCGAGTCCACCACCACGACTGTAAGTGAAGCGAGTCTGCAAGAACCCACCCAACTTTAGGGTCACAGGTGATTCCTCTTTGACACTCACGTATTGTCGTGAGTCTTCTTGTACAGACATGATGAGGTCATATGCCTCGGGGCTTACTTCTGTCGATGCAGTAGCAAGCGGTGCTGCAAGGGTTAAAGCTAAGATGCTAAACATATAGCACTCTCCTTTTTTGGTACTCAACCACCCCAAGAGGCGGCAGCGTCCCAGACAGTTGCGATTGCGTCACGGAACCACAGGACGCCTTCCCAAGCAAAAGGAATGAGAGCGAGGCTGATGAGACACGAACGGGTTACCCCGACCTTGCCGAGCCACTTTGAAACAAAATCTTGGCCACAACCTGTGGCGGGACATTCTCCAGTTTTACTCATACTATTTCTCCTTGTGTTAGAGTATGTACCTATAGATCATCCATAGGATTTACTGGGTAAAAAATCAATTATACTATATTTGTTAGGTTAAGTCAACTACTTCGCATGAATTTCCAGAACAGGCAAACGTCTGTGTACCTGCTGTGTTGTCTTCTTTCTCGTAGTCTCCTAGTTCTGCCCAATCAATATCTTTAGGAAGGGCTTTCAATAATTCTTTGTACTCCTCTTCAGTGCAGTCCTGATATGGAGCTTGTTTATATGTATGGTCTGAGAAGGGGAGGAAAGACACACCAGACACTTCATCGAAGTGTTCCCATACCCACGCACCGACTTCCATCCATTCGTTTTCCTTTACGGAAATGGTGACAGATGGCTTGTGCTCACACCAGCTTCTCTGATAAGTCAACCACAGAGTCAACTGCTCAAGTGCGGTCATGTCAGTTCTGAATACGGCATTCTTGGGTGTCTTCATGGGGAAAGAGAATACCATGGTGTGTTCTGGTTTCATGACATCAGGCTCACATGGGAAACCCTTCTCTTGCATGAAGATGCAGAGAGGATCTTTCACGTCAGCGCGAACCGTTCGAATATAATACGGGTTATGACGAGCATGGATACCAGAAGCAGCGTCAACGAGCTGAGAGACCGTTCCACTGGGTTTCACGCAGGTAATAGCAACTGACTCATTGATACCGATCTTTTTTGCACTCTTCTTGTTCTGAATGATCGCTTCCGTCTTCAGAGTAATGAGAAGTTCCTCTAGATTTCCCCTTTTACCATTCGTAAGTTCAGAATCCATAATACCAGTCATAGAAACACCAAGAAGTCTCTCTTCCTTGCAGTTTCTTTCCCACTCACTGGAGAGGTACTTGAAGTTAGTAAGGGTTGACTGCCATGTTCCTAGAATCGTAGCAAGACGAACCTTACGCTCAAGTGATTCCTTGGTATCATCTCCACGGACAACGACCTCTGTAAGGTTACAGAATTCTTTATCCCGTAGAATAATTTCGCTACACGGATTAGTACCAAAATCGTGTCCAACTTCACGGTGCTTATAATCACTCCCCAATGAACTTCTAAAGTTATTGGCTTTCTCGGTCTGCTTCTTTGCAGCATCTCGATTGAAGATACCACGCTCACCAGACTTGCTCTTGTAGAGAGAGACCCACTCCTCCATGAACGTACCAATCTCAGGCTTCTCTTTGTACGCTACCGAGTTGTTCGATAGTGCTCTCTGCGCATCGGAAACCCACCACTGTCCGTGCTTCGCATCACGCATCCGCTCATCTGTAAGTGACGAGAGTGAGATAAGAGCACTTCTTCGTACTCCCCCGACCACGACAATCTCAGCAATCTTACAGATGATATCGTGACATTCAATGGAAGTGAGTTTTCTTCCAGCAGCACGTTGATAGGCTTCCACTGTGAACGTGAATAGATCGTCCAATGGCTGCGGACCCGAAGCTCTACCACCGAAAGTCTTGAGTCTTGCTCCAGCAGGTCTAACTTTTGACACGTCCCATTTCGGAATTTGACCTCCAATAAGAAGGGAGGTGAGTTCCTTGTAAGCCTTTGCCCAGCCCATCTTACTGTCCTGCACAACAATCGTGGTATCACATGATTCAAATTCCTCTGCAATTGTAGGAAGCTTCTTTAGGAAGTCACGTTCAACACTGAAACCTACACCAGTACCACACATGAGGATGTATAGGATTTCATCAAAGGCTCGGACACGACCCGAACTGGCGAATGAGCAGTTGTATCCCGCAACGTTGTCACGCTTGAGTGCTTCACCGGCAGTCATGAGTGCTCTCATCGAAGGCATGATCTCTAAGTTAGAGACGGCTGTTTCGAGTTCTTCTCGTTCCTTCTTTGAGACTTTGTAGTTGTGTTGTTCCAGTAGATGTTCTTCGAAGAAATCGAAGTACCGCTTGACTGTTTCATGCCACGTCTCTCGTCTGTTTTCATTGGGCAACCAACGAGAGTATCTCGACAAATGGATAAAGGACTGATATAAAGAAGGAAGGCTTTCACGCATTAGATAGTTTCTCCGAGTTTCATTAAGTAAGATTATATAGTATCTTTGTATGAACGCAAATAGTTTTTTAAAGTTTATGGGGGGTGTAATCGTCAGGGAAATTCGTATAGTTCCAGCCACCATTGGCAAGTAGTGTGTAGAATTTCTCTCTGTCGTAGAAGTAGTAAGTAAAGATTGACTCACCTGCATTAGGATATCCACTGGGGATAGTCTGGATATGCGTCAGGTCAGAAACTCTTTCCTCTGTTCCGGGTGGTGCGGTATATCCCTGAGAAAATGTTTTGACCTCATCAGGCGATCCCGCGATAGTTGGTATAAAGAATGCCTCATGCTCAGGATTTCCTGTATAGTTGATTGGGGTATCACTAAAAGAGGGTAGACCCTTTGGTGGACCCTGTGAATAATTTTCTACTGTGGGACTATAGGCTTCTTCAATTACGGGGATACCATTGAAACCAAATTGTTTGAAGTCGTTTAGCATTTCCTGACTTGGTATAACTCGCTGACTTCCACTACCCCATGATTCTTTGTATATGTTAGTGTCCCATCGAACGACACTGTTGTCTGTGTTTACTAGATTTTTAAGCCCAGACCGAACGATATTCTGGAAATCATTTTCCACATAATCAGTGGTATTAATATTCCCTGCTGGATCATATACCGGAATATACTGCAAATCTTCGATTGGTACAACAAGATCACCTTCTTGATTATCTCCCTCAAAAAACAAGAAAGGCTGTGATCTCTTAGCATAACCCAAACTTCCTGCGTTCTTAGATCCCTGTAAACCCAAACCGACCAAAAATCTTGGTGTTCCCTCGTGATTATCAACATAATACATATGCTCGAATCTAGGATCAAATCTTTCACCAGAGAGAACAACACCAGTAGAATCGAAGTATGTTATTTGGTTAGACCCATCACGATAACGACAACCCCTAATATACAGATGGTCTATAGAATCACCAAAGTTCCATGATGCCGTTGTTTTTATTGTATCTGCAATCACGTTTACTACAGCATAGTTTCTTGTTTTATGTGTGGTTCTCCAAAGGTCAAGATTTTCATCCCGTTTGACTCTTGCTCCTCTGACTCCTGCGAGGTGTCCAAGTTGAGCCACATTGTTTGTCATTGTGATATCAGAAATTATTCTATTGTCAATCCAACCATTTTCTGTTCTATCATTCTGAGTCTTGTCTGAGTGGACCACTTTGGATCCGTT